CTCGAGCCGTTCTGCTGTTCCTTTGAACACCTCCAGCTTGAGGCTGTAGGCCAGCAGCCGTGCGTGGCGCTCGTCCTCTTTGAGCTTGTCGCGCTCGCGTTGCTCCCGCTTGCGCTCTGTGGCTGACTTGGCCATGGCTACACCAAGGCGACCGGCTTTTGCTCTTGCTGGCGCCAGGCATCAGCGAAGGGCAGGGAGTGGTGGTTTTCGTACACCATCAGCCCGAGGCGCTTGGCTTCCGCGATCTCGGCCAGGGTGCCGCTGGAGGCCTCCCAGCCGGGGCAGAGCACGACCACGTCTGCGCGTCGCAGCAGCTCCATGGTTGCGGCCAGCCAGAACTCGTCGCCGATGTGCGGGTCGACCAGGTCGAGGTCGCCGGTGTTGGCGTGAGGCACGATCGGAGACCACCGCTTACGCGCGACCAGCAGGCCGATGGCGCGTGCGGACTGGATGTTGAGGGTGACCGCTTCCCGGGTCGCGCCGCGGTAGGGGCCGGCGATGTAGGCAACCGGCATGCGGGCGGGGCTCATGCGGCACCCCGCAGGCTGAGTGATGCGCGGGCACGCTCATAGCGCTCGCGTTTGGCTACTGCATTCTGGTAGCCGTTGGCCCAGCCGATGACAGTGCCGCCCAGGGTTAGGCGCCAGAATGATCCGCGCCCGGTAGATTCGATTTGGATTTGCTGTTGCATGGTCACGTCCTCTGTCACACGTAATCGAAGGGGTTGTAGAAGGGGTCGTCCCGGCGGCCGCCGCCTTTCATGCGCACCAGGCCGCCGCGCGGGTTGCGTGGGGCGCGCTCCTGCTGGGTGTCTGGCGTGGAGTTGACCACCACGCAGCAGGCCGCAAGGAAGATGGCGAGCGGGGCGATGATGGCGCGGCGCATGGCCTCGGCCACCAGCTGGGCGCGACGGTGGGCGCCGAGCTTGAACATGGCGCTCATGATCCGCTTGCGGACGCTGTCTGGTGCCAGGCCGACCTCGCGAGCCAGCTCTTTGTCTGTCTTGCCCTCGGCAACGCCCAGGGTGAACTGCAGTTCTCGTGCACTCAGCAGGCCGGTAACGCCCTGCCAGTGCTCACTGGTGAGTGTTGTCATGGTGGTGCTCCGGATGGGTGCCCGTGGGTGCTTCCGGGCACAGGAAGGATTGGTGCGCTGCCTTTTTATGACGCGAATATGTCGCAGCGCGAGCCCGTCGCACGGGCTGCTGGCCTCGCCCGGAGGCGCTGCCGTTACTGTGCCCACGCATGGCGGGTCAGCTGTGATGCAGATGGCCGGTGCTGATCTCCGGCACAGTGGCTGGCTCGTTTTTTCATAGCAGCCGGACATTCCGGCCTAGGACGCATCCGCCACGCTTGTTTCCAAGACCGCGCGCATCAGCCTGCGCATTCATCTGCATCGGAAAAAGAGCGGACCACGCCCCTTGTTATGGCAGGCATTGGGTTTGCCCGTCGGACCAGTACCGACTTGTGCCAGTGGGCCGTTTCAGTTTTGAACGCCCGCGCTCTTTCCGATGCCCAGCAGATATACCGCTGCTGGGGCCGGTACCAGGTCACGCGGGCGGATGTTCAAGCGTTGGACTCCGCGCCCTGGCTGCCGGTGATATATGCCCCTCCGCCGGCTGGGGTCGTCGTGCTCAATGCTTGGTGCAGACGTGGTGCTTGGCATTGCATCCGCACCGGACGCCGTGACCTGTTACCAGGTAGCGATGGGTGATCGCCGGAAGAGGGCGGCCGCCTCGGCATACCATGCGCACCTCTTCAACCCATTCCAGCTGGGTGAAGTGCGCCGCGCCGTGAATCAGTGCAGGGCCGGGGGTGGTTTCTGGGAAGAAGTCCCAATCAGTGTCAGTGTTCATGCAACCTCCTGTCAGGGTGTGCAGAGAATCAGGTGCCCGGTGAGCGCAGCCCAAAGGAATGCGCCGCCGAGGACTGCGAGCGTGACTACCGAGGCTGTCGCCACGCCTTCGCTGATGAGTCGAATGATCTTCATGCGTTACTCCTGTTCGATTCGCCGGATGGCCCTGTCGCCAAGGCCATCGAGGAAATCTTTCCCCTACCAAACCGCCGGGGTGGCGGGGCGCGCAGCGTGCCGGGTCATTCGCTCGGTTCGGTCATTCCAACCTCGTCCGCTGCTGGGTGTTCCCAGCATGGGCAGGCGTTCGTGCCTGTCGGATCGCCGGTCGCCGTCAGAGGCTGCGCGGTCTGTTTCTGCGCTTTTACGTTCTGCCGCGCAGGCCGGGAGCAGGAAGCGCTGATCGCTTCGATTCATCCCTTGGATTGTTAAAGAGCTGTCGGGGCTGGCCCTGGCCGTTGGTGCTGGCTTGGGTGCAAATATGGGATAACCCGTATTTTATGTCAATGGGTTTGCCCATATTTTTTTATGGAAGGCAAAAGAAAACCCGCCGAAGCGGGCTGTAGGCGGGCACAAAAAAGCCCGCGCGGGGCGGGCTGAAAACAACTTTTGATACTAGCGCTGAAGAGACCCCTCTGGTGCCAGCTCAATTTTTAGCCCATTGCAGTTGTATTCCCACTCACCGGACTTGAAACGCACTGCGATCTCTCCAGGATGGTCAACACGCAAGGGGGAGATGAGGAACTGTGCTTGCACATAATGGTTTGCCGGATCCTGCACAGTGTGTCTCACCGTGGACAGGTACTCTTCTTCGGACACCACCAGCTCTGCCAGAAGTTGATCACCCATGGCGACATGGATCTCGAACCCTGCAAACGGCTCGTCGCTGGACGTCTTGGCTGTCACGACTATACCCAGTTTCGGTAGGGTGGTGGGGAGGCTCGGTATCAGCATTGTGTCGGAATACAGGCCCATCAGGCTCATCTTCCCGTTGAGCTCAGGACGGATATCGTCGCAATAAGCGACATGGGCGTAGCGGCTCATTTAGCGCTCCAGATTTTATCCACGATAATGCCACCCAGGGCTGCGCACACAGCGTTAGCATCTACATCGAGCGCCTTAGTCAGCTTCAAAATAGTGGAAAGCTGTGGGTCAGACTTACCTGACTCAATGCGGGCAATCTGTGGCTGGCTGGTTCCGACCATGCCGGCCAGGACGGATTGGGAAATACCCTTTCTCTCCCGCAGGCGCCGCATGGATTCAGCGTCGCCGCCATAGAAGGTCTCGGCAATCCAGTTATCTGCTTTCTGGAAGTGCTCAGCATTGGCCGGGTCCGCTTCGAGCTCGGCCATGAACGCATCAAAGTCAGTGTGTTCTGCCTCAAGCGCTTCTATGATCTGCGCCCCATCAAGAAACCGTGTGGCGGCGTAGGCGTGTGAAATGGAGCCACTAATGCCGTCAGTACTGGTCTTCCAGACTGCGGAAGGCGCGCTTGATGCGGTCTGATATAGGATGGTTGGGCTCATAATTGAATCTCTCATCTTCACTGTTATCGTCGTCTGCTTTTTCCACTATAGCGAGCAGTACGTAGACTGCCGGCGGAAAAAAGGCATAGACGAATCTATAGGGCAGCGCCTCGTCAAAGTATGCGCGGAGCCGCCACAGGTTGTACCCCACGTCTTGAAGGGCCCCCCACATCTTGATGTTGAACTTTGCATTTCTGGGCTGAGGGCGGTTTGGCCTGCCGCCAAAGTCGATGCGACTGAGCCTATCTAGCAGGTCTTGATCTGCCTGTAGTTGACGAATGAACCGACCCAGCTTGGCTGCTGTTTCCTTGTCGTGTTGCGCTATCTCTTTGAGATCTGCACCGGCGTCATTATGGACAATGAGTTTGTACACTATATCGACCTTGATATATTGCCGCAAGTTCCTTGGCTTTTCGCCCTCCCTTGCGGCTTTTGATGCCCCCAAGCCAGCAGCGCTTAAATCGCCTGTCGCTTAGCCTGGCGCACACCATCAAACAAGGGGCGCCATAAGCAGAAAACGAAAACTACAGGTCAGCCCACTTGGCCTCAACGACTCGCCCCACAATCCTGCAGTTACCGTTGATCGGGATCATCGGCCAGGCCGGGTTGAGCGGCTTCAGGAACTTGGTGCCGGCATCCTCAACGAGCTGCTTGAAGGTGGCTTCTTGTGTGTCGACCAGCTTTGCTACCACGTAATGCCCCGGTTCAACGCCGAGGTCTGGGTTTACCAGGATGAGCATGCCCTCCGGGAAACTCTTACCGGCCGGTGACGTCATTGAGTCGCCGCGCACCCTGAGCCAGAAGCCAGACGGCCCGGCATTTTTTGTGGAGCCGTGCCACTCTTCGGCGTCGCCTGGTTGGAACTCGTCGATGACCTCATGCCATGCGCCGGCTTGGACTGCGCTGATCAATGGATACTCCTTGTAGGAACCTGTCTGATAGACCTGCTCCAGCTCCCTGACAGCATTGGTTGCCGTCATCTCTCCCTTGCCCGACTCCAGCCAGTAGGGGTTCACGCCGCACGCTACGGCAATGCTTGTCGTGTGCGACGAAGACGCCGATTTGCCGCGCTCAAGGTCGGAAATCGATGTTTGGTTAATGCCGAGTCGCTTAGCTAGTTCGACCTGCGTAAGGCCTGCGTGCTTACGAGCGGCTTTCAATCGGGCGCTGTAATCCATGCATTCGATGGTATGGGCGGCCCCATAATCTTGCAAACGGGTATACCCATAGCCTACGATATGGGAATACCCATTGGAGGGCGTTTGATGGACAACATTTTCGCTGAACTGGTCCACCACTTTAAGGGGCAGCAGAAGACCGCTTCTGCGCTCGGCGTGGATCAGTCGACGGTAAGTGGGTGGGTTACTGGTCGCCATGGCATGAGTGCCCTCACTGCATTGAAGGCCGAGCGGATTACCGCTGGCAAATTCTTGGCAGCGAGGCTTTGCCCTGAGATCGCCGAGCTTTCAGAGCCCGCTGCATGAGGCCTCATTTTATGGGGCGACCCATGAGATAGGCAGCGCACTGACAGTGCTGGTTTTTCATACAGGCAATAAAAAACCCCGGCATTGATGGGTGGGGACCCTGCCGGGGCTTCGAGGAACGATCATTATGGCTACAGACGTGATGTTGAGCAATACCCGCTCCGAGCTGACGATGAGCAGCGAAGAGATTGCCGACCTGCTGGGTGCGCGGCACGACAATGTGCGCAGGACCATCCAGAGGCTGGCGAATCGGCACGTTTTCCCTTTACCTCCAGCGGAGGAAAAGCCCGCCACCGGTGGCCGCCCAGGCTTGGTGTATCACGTAAGCAAGCGCGACAGCTATGTGGTGGTGGCGCAGATGTCGCCGGAGTTCACGGCGCGCTTGGTTGATCGCTGGCAGGAGCTGGAAGACCAGCAGGCCGCCCGGCCTGCAATCCCTCAAACACTCCCCGAGGCACTGCGCCTTGCTGCTGACCTGGCAGAGCAGTGCGGTGCGCTGCGCGTGGTGGTTGCCGAGCAACAGCCGAAGGTCGAGGCGCTGGCGCGCATTGCCGACAGCAGCGGGACGATGTGCCTGACCGATGCTGCCAAGCACCTCGGAGTGCAGCGTAAGTGGCTGCTGGCCTGGATGCGCGATAACCGCTGGATCTACCGGCGTGAAGGCTCGGCGCACTGGCTTGGTTATCAGCCGCGGCTATCGGCTGGCCTGCTGGAGCACAAGGTGACTGTGCTGGGTACCGAGGAAGACGGGGAGCAGCGCCTTGCGTCACAGGTGCGCGTCACGCCGAAGGGGCTTACCAAGCTGGCGCAGAAGCTGGGGAGGGTGGTCTGATGGCGGGCGATTGGATCAAGATGCGCGGCAACCTCTGGGATGACCCGCGCATTGCCTCCCTGTGTGATGCGACCGATCAGCCAGAGGCGATGGTCATTGGCGCGCTGTACTGGCTCTGGGCGATGGCGGACCAGCACACCGAAGACGGCTCGCTGCCCGGCTTGACTCTGAAAGCCATCGACCGCAAGACCGGCGTGCCTGGGCTAGGTGCCGCGCTGGCGGATATTGATTGGCTGCAGGTGGTCGACGGCGGGGTGATGGTGCCGCGTTTCGATGAGCACAACGGCGCGTCTGCAAAACGGCGCGGTCAGGAGGCAAAGCGTAAGGCATCTGTCCGCAAGGTGTCCGCATCGGATGCGGACAAAAAGCAGACGCCCTGCGGAGCTAGAGAAAGAGAAGAGTTAAACCCCTCACACACACCGCCCGCGGACGATTCCGAGCCTGCTGGCACTGACAACCCAGATGCCCCGGTGGAAATGACCCTGGAGTGGCAGCCAGACCAGAAATCCCTGAAGGCCTACGCCGCCAGAGCGGGAGTACCGCTGGACGCATTCACCCCGGAGGCCGTTTCCCCGTTCGTGCTGCACCACGAGCCGCGAGGGCAGGTGCGCACCCACCGGGAGTGGACGGCCGACCTTGTGCGCTGGATTCAGCGCGACCGAGTGAGCGCGAGCCGCGTTGTCCCGCTGAATCGTGCTCGAGCATCGCCCGGCCGGCAGGAGCTGAATCACGATGACGAGAGCTGGGCAATCGATGGCGAGGGGGTGTGACGTGGACAAGATCGACGATTTGACCGAGAAGGCGGCAGGGGCGCTGATTGCGGGCGCTGGGCAGGTGCCAGCTGCACCTGCGGCGCTGGGTGAAGAGGCGGTGCGAGTGGTGAACCTGCTGTTCGAGCGGCTGTGCGCGATCAAGCCGGCCTACCGGCAGGCGTGGCCTGATGACAAGGCGCTGGGCAAGGCCAAGCGCGAGTGGGTGCGGGCGTTCATGGCTGCGGGCATCACCACGGTTGAGCAGCTGCGGTTTGGGTTGGAGGCGTGCAGGGCTGACCCGAGCGACTTTGTTCCGGGCCCTGGCAAGTTCATCGAGTGGTGCACGCCTGCGGCAGAGCGCATGGGGCTGCCGAGCATGGACGCGGCCTACCAGCAGGCGCTGCGCAACTCGCACCCGGCATCGATTGGCTGCGAGCACTGGGATCACGCTGCGGTGTACCACGCAACGCTGGCCTGCACGCGGACGGCGCTGCTGAGCCTGCCGGCCGACCGGTCGCGCGCGAAGTTCGAGCGGGCCTATCGCGATATCCAGAACCGGTTGCTGCGGGGTGAGGTGCTGGCGCCTGCGCCGCCGAACGAGCAGAAGGCTATCCCGCGCATCGCTGACCCTGCCGTGGGGCGGGCGGCGCTGGCCGGCCTGCGGGCTGCGATGGGAGGTGCCAGAGCATGAGCCTCGAATGCCGCACCCAGCTCGATCTGCGCCGCCTGGTCGATGAATACCTGAAGCGTGGCTGGGAGATTACCAGTCGTAACCCTCTGACCCTTGAACGTGGCCGGATGCGCAGGCAGCTGCGCCACGGCTGCATTGTGGAGGCCTGAATGGACGAGGACCTGACTCCGCTGCGGGCCGCGCTGATTGCGATCAGTATCCCTGCTGCGGTTGGGCTGATTGCCTGGGTGGTGTTCGCATGAGCCCAGAGCATCGCGCTGCCATCCGCCAGGGCGTGAATCTGGCGACCCTGCCGGACGAGGTGCGAGCCGAGCTGGATACGGAGCGGGCTTCGTGTCTGGCGCGCGCGACAGAGGTAAAGCGCAAGGCCGCTGAGCTGTTCGAGATACGCGGGCAGCGCATGAAGGTCGAGCGCGAGTTACACGGCCTGGGTGATCTGGCGCCTGCCGTGCGGGCAGAGCTGAACAAGCTGATCGAGAGGCGCAAACAGTGAAGGCAGTTGGTGAGGTGGTGACGTGGTGGCTGTCGCGCATCGAGGGCGACAAGGCGCGGTCGGAGAAGTACCGGCGCAGCATGGGCAGCCTGATGCGTAAACACGTGCTCCCGCGCGTTGGCAAGGTGCCGCTGCGCAAGGTTGACCGGGTGCTGCTGGACGACAAGCTGGTGTTCCCGATGCACCAGGAGCTGGCACCGCGCTCGGTGCAGAAGGCGCTGCAGGCGATGGGGCAGGCGTTCCGGATGGCTGAGGGGCAGGGGCGCATCGATTCAAACCCGCTTGCTGGCGTGACGTTCCGCGATTTCTACAAGGGCAAGCTGAGGCCGAAGCCGGCGGCGCTGTCGCGTGTTGACCTGCAGGAGCTGGTGCCGCACCTGGTGGCGGTGTTCTTGGCTGACCCTGCCAAGGGCCTGCTGCCGCTGATGATGCTGGCGCACGGAACCCGAATCTCCGAGACGCTGCAGGCCCGGTGGTCGCATGTGTCGCTGGATGAGCGGGTCTGGGTGATTCCAGAGGCGAACACCAAGAGCCGCCGCGAGCATGTGCTCCCGCTGACCCCGCAGGTGCTGGCGCTTCTGCAGCGGTACCGGGAGGCGTTGCCAGACCCACGCCTCAAGGCCGCATGGCTGTTCCCGGTGCGTGGTGGTGAGCGGATGGCGGAAACCAGCGCCCACGCCCTGATGCGTCAGGTGAGCGGC